TCTCGACGGCACCGGTTGTAGTTGAAGCGCCACCAACATAGAAGTCTACTTGGGAAATCGTGCCCGTATAGGGGGAGATGAAAGGGTGCCATACCAGGTTGTTGTTGTTTCCCCCTTCGGTGGTATGGTTTCTTTCCTGAGTACCGTATGGTGGCAGAACCATGATCCGGATCGGGTCATCGTCCCCGTCCCAGTCATAATCAGTGAGTACCGCGTTGAATTCTCCCCCACCAGCTTCGAGAAGGCCCGACCACTCACCAGACACGCAGAGCCTGGCTAGATTGACGATGATGAGGTCAACCATCTCCTGCTCGTTCATGTCCTCGATTGAGATGGGTTCGCCTACGCTCTGCACCTGGGCGAACGTCACTGTATCTAGATCGAGGTTCTGCAGGAGGGGAAAGACCCTCTTCGAAGGCTTACGATCCTCAGCTCTCATCCCAACAACCCGTCCCATTCCTGTTTCACCGATAGCCTGGCGAGGTTAACGATGATGAGGCGGATACATTCTTCTCGATTCAGCTCTTCTATGCTGATTGGATCCCCCACATCCTGGACGTTAGCGAAAGATATCTGCCTGGCACCGTCGCCAGCCTCGAGAGTCTTGGTCTTCAGTAGCTTATACACGCGCGGGGAGATCGAGTGCGTCATCATCTCATCCCCACGATGAGCATGACATATCCCCAGAAGTTATTCGGAATAGAGCTAGAGATGTCGAACTGGCCCGGCCCTGCCCCGGTTCCGACTCCTCCTCCTACCCCGTTTGCTGCCGCGGCTGCTGCTGCGGCTGCCTTGTTTGCCGCAATCTGGGCGAGTCTAGCCTGTACCTCGGCAGTTACGTCCGCTGAGACCCCACCGATCTGTTGACCAGTGCCGGAAAAACCACCGATTACCTGCACCAATGCCGACACCTCACTTGAGCTGCTTGGATCGCATTTTGGCTATTCTCTCGATGCTGTCGAGGTCTTTGGTCGAGATGAAGTCACGAAGATAGAGCTTCTTTGCCTTCGAGAGTATCTCCGCCAGTCTTCTTCGGCCGGCAGCCTTAGTCATCCTCGCCAATTTCTCACCCCTAAGCACTCGTGAGGAACTGGGCTTTGAAATTCAGGTTCACCGGTGCACTGAGATCCGCTGGGAGTGGTTGCTGGACTGACGGGTCGGTGTCGGAGACTGATCCGACGACGTTACCCAGGGCGTCGACGATGTAAGCTCCATTGGTTTCGATGAGAGCTCCGTCGACTGTGGTGAAAGTGCCGGAAACAATCGTCTGGCCCTGCAGAGTGTCGCCGATGCTGTTGCTAGTCTGGATGTCGACCAGTTCGTTAGTAGCTCCACCGGTGGGAGTGACGTGGAAGATTCTCGAGATGCCCTGGTTGGTGTAGACGGCGAGGCTTGCTCCTCGGTCGGCTGCGGTCTGGGTCATCACCTTGAGGAGGTCACCGGCCTGAAGTGTGAAGGGGGCCCACAACCTCGGTGTGAAGGTGGATGCTCCCTTCACGCAGACGGCGATGTTTGCAGCCACGACGCCCTGGCGGAGGATGTAGGCGTATGAGATGCCGACAGAGCCGGAGACGAGTCCATGAGTGACAGTCTTGCCAGGCGCATAGTCGCCGATGTTGATCGCGCTGACGGTGTAGACCGTATCTGTGGTCAGAGAAGTCTCAGTCCCTTCAACGACTTCGAGCTTCAGGGGGATGTTCGTCCCGTCACTGCAGGCTAGATTCCCTACGCAGGTGGTTGTTGCCATAGAATCACAACCTCACTCCGATGCCCAGGGGCTTCATCATATTGCGATTGACGTTAGCGATGGGCTTCCTCAGTAGCTTCTTAGCGAACTTGAAGGTGATGCCGATCCCTATTGCCTGGACAGCCATCGCCTGATAGCTCGCCATGAAGTTCGACTGCATGGCGTCGAAGGACGATCCGGGGTCAGCGACCAGGGAGGAGAGCGAGACACTGCCACCGCCGTTCGTGGTCGCCATCGCCGTGCCACCAGCACCGTCGAATCCGATGAATCCCACGGGGGTGTTGTTCGCAACGCCGCCGACGAGGACGCTCGCGTAGGCGTAGCTCTCAGCGAGATTGATGAGGCTGATTGTCTTCGGTGCTCGGCGTCGTGACTTCTTCCTTCGGCGTGCCATTGACAGTGAAAGTGAACAAAGTCGCTAATAATGCTACTGAAACTCATCGATTGTCGCTTGGAACTTACCATCAGGAGCTCTTTGCGTAACCACGGCGTCGATCGTGTTCATCTTCTGAGCCGCGATCCCTTGGATGAGCTGCGCAATCGCACCCTGGATAGGGTTGGGCGGTTCGAAGTCACCGATCCCACCCTCCAGCATGCGGTCGATGGTGCCCTTGAGTGCCAGGGCGAGACGTTCATCCAGTAGTTCGAGCATGTTTGCCATCTCGATCCGTAGCCAGAGGCCGAGAATGACGATGGAAAGCAGTGTCAGGACGCTCAGAACGCCCAGAATGACCATTTCAGCGGCTACCATGCCTCTCCACCGTCCGTCGAACGCCCATCAACCTACCCTTATCCTCTATTTTTGTCACCCCGCGCACCCACCCTACTACCGTTCGCGGTTATTGAGCCTTGAGTCGGCATACCTTCTTGGGATAATAATAATAACACCCCCCTATCTGGGTCGGATCATGTGCCCCGGCATCTCTGCAAGCTTGTCCGAACCCGCTTACGCCATATTTGCCTCTTGGCCGAAGAAACGACGCTCTAGGATACTGTCTGAGACGATTGAGGACCATAGGAGATGCCAGAACCGCACTGCGGAGTTGAAGGGCCTCAGAGAGGACGTAAAGGCCCTTACTGAGGCTCTGGCGGAATCTGGGTACTTTCTGGAGAAAGAAAATGAAGTGTAGATCATGCGAGTGGGAGAAAACCCAGGGCAGGCGGAATCACCGCGCTCACGACGATGGCTGCCCCCGGCGCGGTCAACAGGGTAAGAATAGTCGAGTGCCCTGCTCGATCTGTGGCGAGAGCTATCGACCCAATGGAATGTACCCAACGTACTGCAAGGACTGTTTCGATAAGTGGAGTGGCTGAGATGATGAAGGGACTCTGGCAGTGCCCGCAGTGTGACACGTGGTGGACCTGGGCCACTCGCCCTGGCGCGATCACTCTGCAACGCCGCTGCCGCAAGTGCGGCAAGCGAGTCCGAACGCAGCTTGTCCGTCACTGGTCGGGCCGTGGCCGTCCTCGCCTCTGGAAACTTCTTGTACGCCCGAATCACGAACCACACTATGCGCTGCGGCATGAGTGCCGCCAGAGGAACCGAGGAGAGATTTGAAGATGGCGAGGAAGATGACACTGAGCGAGTTCTTCAAGTGGCTGGCGATCGAGTTCGACTCCTGGGAAGGCTGGGATAGGTTTCGTACGGTCGAGGGGGAAGAGAACATCCAGAAGATCGAGTGGTTCGAGGTCAGCGAGCTCATGGAGGTCGATCATTCGGACATCGTTGACGAGGTGCTCGAGGTCGAGACGATCTGCCTCTGCTGCGGCCAGAGGCCCGAAGCATGCGACAACAATGGTCTATCTCTCCCTTAGAGGGGGGGGTAGAGACCTCTAAAATCCGCCGCCGCCGCCGCCGCCCTCCTCGCCAGGAGGAGGACCGAACCAGGACCAGTTCGGGTGAAGCAGGTTGTACATGATCGACCCGAAGGAGAAATCACCCGCTGCAGGACCGGCCTCACCGGTTGCTTCCCGTTCTTTCTTAGCAGCTTCGAACTCGGCCTTCCAGTTGACCATGTCCTGAGGTGTAGGCAGTCCGGTCTCGTAACCCATGAACTCGAGGATCATGGCGATGGAGTAGAAGATGCCGATCATCTCAGTGGGGTCTTTGAGCTGCTTGGTGATCTCCGAGACCCCCAGACCCTCGAAGAGAGAACCGACCCCGCTGGTGATCCTGTTGAACTGGATGGCAGCAATCAGGGAGTCGAGCTGCTCGGACTGCTTGTCCTGCAGACTGATGCGGTACTCGATCACCGTGTCCGGTTTTCTCTTGGTCATCAGAGCACCCCTGTGATCGAGTCCCAGAGCGTCTGGCCTAGACCAGCGCCCAGGATCCAACCCAGGAGGAATGCAGCTCCATAATCCGTGAGCATCTCCTTTGCCTTGTCACTGAGCTCACTCATCAGGCATCACCGGCCAGTTGTCTGCGGCATCGTTGGCGGTCTCGTTGTCCTGGGGGAGGTCTCGGAGAGATGTTCTGAAATCTTTCCACGCCTGGGACATCGTGCGATCCTTGACGGCTCGCCAGTCGGTGTCCTCGAGGTAATAGTCCCGCATCTCTCGTACCTCTTCCCATGTGACGTCACTCTTGCCCTGGTCGATGACGTCGGCGCCGGCATAGGTTGTGTAAGAGCGATCCATCAGAACTTGACTCCTATATTCGGGGGGTCGATTCCTATCGGTCTTAATGCGGTATAATCGGTGATGGTGTGATTGCCGGTCCCGCTGGCATCGAGTTCATAGATGGCGCCTTCGGGCGCTCCCACGCCATTAGCGCCAGTGCAGGGAAGACCGCTCCCTGACAGCGTTCTCTCATTAACGGTGAATGTCGGGGTTGAACCCACATTATCGAAAAACAGGCCAACCCAGTATTGAGTGCCCTTGACGAGATCGACATCTGAACTCGAAGTCGTCTGAGTTATCGTTCCCGTGCTCGTCGTGGCCAGAACGAACTCGCCGAGGAGGGTTTGGGGAAGACCATCGTTATCACTGTAGAATCCCATATCGACGGCACCGGTTGTAGTTGAAGCGCCACCAACATAGAAGTCTACTTGGGAAATCGTGCCCGTATAGGGGGAGATGAAAGGGTGCCATACGAGGTTGTTGTTGTTTCCCCCTTCGGTGGTATGGTTTCTTTCCTGAGTACCGTATGGTGGCAGAACCATGATCCGGATCGGGTCATCGTCCCCGTCCCAGTCATAATCAGTGAGTACCGCGTTGAACGTGGGGGTTCCCCCGGCCTCTAGCAGCCCCGTCCACTCGCCAGAAGTGACAAGTCTACACAGGTTCACCAGAACGAGACGACGCATTTCATCTTCATTGGCCTCTTCAATCGCTATCGGATTGCCTACCGATTGCACTTGAGCAAACGAAACCGAGTCTAGATCGGTGTTCTGAAGCAGGGTGTAGACCCTTGGAGACTTCTTAGAGGCGTCTGGAAGCGGCATTCAATCACCCTAGAAGTCCGTTCCATTCCTGTTTAACTGTCAGGCGCGCGAGTTGAACCAAAAGTAATCGGCGAAGTTCATCTTCATTCAGCAATTCAAGCGTGATCGGATTAGCAACAAGTATGAAATCATCGTCTGTGAGATTTTCCAGTGTCGTGTTCTTCAGCAGTTTGTACACTCTTGGCGACTGCGCCGGGGCATCTGGAAGCGGCATCCTATCACCGCTTCTCGGTCCATCTCACTATTTCGCG